AAGGTCAAGGACAAGGTCAAGGACAAGGCCAAGGACAAGGTCAAGGACATATACCCCCTAAATCCCCCTCTACGGGTGACGCATTCGAGCGTTTTTGGTCAGTTTATCCGCGAAAAATCGGAAAACAGTCTGCTAAGAGAGCTTTTGAGCGGGTCAAAGTCCCACTCGAAACACTTGTGACCGCAGTGGAGCGGCAGAAGTGCAGCGACCAATGGACGCAGAACAACGGGCAGTTTATTCCACACCCCGCCACATGGCTGAATCAAGGCCGGTGGGACGATGAGCTACCCGAGAGCGCCGGGGGGCATCGGAACACTGGGGCTTTTACTGGCGGCGATGTATTCGCCGAGATGTTGGAGGAGGAAAGGAACCGTGGAAAGAGCTGACGTAATTAGCCTTTTAGGGCGGTTAAAACAGGCTTATCCGCAGGCCTATGCCAAGATGACCCGCGTAGAAGCCGAAGAGATGGTTTCCCTCTGGGCGGACATGCTGGGCAGTGAAGACCCTGACAAAGCGATGACCGCAGTAAACGCGCTGATTGCCGAGGACACAAGGGGATTCCCCCCGAAGGTTGGCCAAGTGCTGGCAAAAATCAGGGGCGCCGCTTCCCCGCACGTCTCGGTGGCTTGGATGAAGCCATACATCGAGCAGATAGCCGAACAGGAGGCATTCATGCCGAGCATATCGCGTTATGCGAGAGAACACGGGATGACGTGGGAAGCGGCGGCTGCCGAAATGGCAGGCGGTGCGCCGTGAGCAGGTATCGCGGGGGCATTTTCAAGTGCCCGTTTTACTCGCGGGACTACCGCGACTATCTCAACTGCGAGGGCGCACAAGTAAAACTGCCGAAAGAGGAGCTGGACGAATATACGCGGCGCTACTGCGCCAACGAAGAATGGCGGCGCTGCCCGATCGCCCGGGCGCTGACGCTGCACTACGAAAGGACGGAGAACCGATGAGCGAAAGAAACAGAGACAAGGTAAAACGGCTTGAGCACGAGCTCGCTGACCTTGCGCGGCTTGGGCCGGATGCGCAGAAGCAGGTGCGAAAGGCGATGAGCCGGGAACGGCGGCAGGCCGAAAGAGTGCTTTTTTTTGTTGACGGCAGGCCCGTCCCGAAGGGTAGGCCCCGCGTCACACAGAACGGAACGTACACGCCGAAGAGCACGCGAAAATACGAAGCCGCTATTCGCGCGGCGTGGGAACAGGAGTACGTGATGCCGTTTGCCGAGGGAGATGCGCTGGAACTCGATGTTGTAGCGTATTTCCCGATTCCGAAGGGGACGCCGAAGAAACGAAGCGAGGAAATGGTTGCTAAACCGTACACAAAGCGCGGGGACCTCGACAACATCGTCAAATCCGTCATGGATGCGCTCAACGGGTACGCTTACCCGGATGACGCGGCGATATGGAATATTGCGGCGAGGAAAAGATACACGAATGAGACGCCAGTCACGATAGTAACGCTGACCAAATCGCGAAGCGCAAGGGAGTTTACCGATGAGTTTTGAACACTGCCACAGCTACAAGCCACCAACGAGGTACCCCGGCTGTCACAGCGAGTGCCCGCACTATCAGGTGGATATCGCCAAGTACAACGCGGCGAGGGATGAAGAGCAGCGGGAAGCGCAGGAGAAAGACGATTACTTGAGCGCGCGGCAGTTTAAGACGAGGCGCTATCAACGACTGAAATGAGGGAGCGAGAAAGATGATACGCAGGCAGTTATATCTCGCGCTTGACCACAAGCACGCCGGAATCGTTACCTGCGTTGCGGATTCTCCGTCGGAGCTGGCAAAAAGGTGCGGCGTGGATATCAGCCAAGTATCGCACTCGGTTTCCGCCGTGCGGAAAGACCCGAAAAAAAAGCGTCGGTTCGTCTCCGTCTGGACGGAGTGGAGCGACGCGGAATACGAAAAAAATTTTGGGAGGGAACCATCATGAGCCGATTCGTTATGAGCAAAACGCCGTGGGAGCGCTGCGTCTATCCGGCGCTCAAGGCGGCGCTTGAAAAGACCGACTACAACCAGACGACGCTCGCCGCCGAAACGGGAATCAGTGCGTCGGTCATCAGCCGATATGTCAAGGGTGATATCGAGCCGACCATCCAAAAGCTGCTGGCGCTGGAAGATCTGACGGGCCTGACGTTCCGGGAAATGTTCGGGGAATGCGAGGGAAGACGATGAAGGTTTTAGTTGCCTGCGAGGAATCGCAGGAAGTCTGCAAGGCGTTCCGCGCATTGGGACATGAGGCATATTCCTGTGACATCCAGGAACCGTCCGGCGGACACCCGGAGTGGCATATCTTGGACGATGCGCTTGTGGCTATTAAGGGAGGGAAAGTGACCACGATGGACGGACAGACACATGACGTCGGCAGGTGGGACTTGCTGATCGCGCACCCGCCGTGCACTTATCTCAGCAATGCTGGGGCCAACAGACTTAGAGTAAACGGTGAGATTCAGCCTGGACGCATGGAAAAAGCGAAAGCAGCCAGGGCCATGTTTATGGAGATGCTGGATGCCGACATTCCGAGAATTGCTGTTGAAAACCCGGTCCCGGGCAAAATTCACGGTCTCCCACCATACTCCCAGATTATACAACCATATATGTTTGGGGATGCCTGGCTAAAAAGAACATGCTTATGGCTCAAAAACTTACCATTGTTGATGGCCACGAATTGCGTAGTGCCAACTGGAAAATGGGTGGAAACTACTCCACACGGTAGAGCCGCCAGACCTGGAGAATGGGAGAACAAAGGGCGGAGAACGCCTAAGGAACGCTCCAAAACCTTCCCCGGCATCGCCCGAGCCATGGCGGAGCAATGGGGCGGAGACGTTAGGGAGGACGCATGATGACAAAGAAAATCCTTGACGTGACCTGCGGGAGCAGAACGATTTGGTTCAACAAGCAGCATCCGGCCGCGGTCTATTGCGACGTCCGCGACGAAGAGTGTTCTGGGGTCTGGACGAGCACTAAACACGATTCCGAGCGCAAGTGCGTTATTCATCCGGACATTCAGTGCGACTTCACGGATTTGCCTTTCCCAGACAATACGTTTTCGCTCGTCGTGTTCGACCCGCCACACCTGCGCCGCGTAGGTGAAAATGCGTGGATGCGGAAGAAATACGGGCGGCTCGGCGAAGACTGGCCGAAGATGTTGCACGACGGGTTTCGCGAGTGCATGCGCGTGCTGAAACCGGACGGCGTGCTGATATTCAAGTGGGCGGAAACGCAAATCCCCGCCGCAGATGTTTGGGCGGCAATCGGCGAACGCCCTCTTTTTGGACATCATAGCGGCAAAAAATCGCAGACCTTTTGGGGATGCTTTATGAAATTGGAGGACGTATGAGCGTTGGAGAACCATTTAGCTGGAAGCCTGCCGCATTTGAGGGCAGTACCGGCATTATGAGCGTGACCACGAAAGAGACGACTGCGCACGGGCGCGTCGTCTACATCAACGAGGCGCACCGCTACTTTACAGCGGAGGCGGATATCAATGGGAAGACGCTCAGAGAGAGTTTTAAGTTTTGAGGAGGTAAAAGATGGACGCTATTGAATTTGTTAAGCAGTTGAGACGCATGGAGGAAAACGCGGGCAGAAAATATAGGATTTTCGTAGATTCCCCAGAGGATGTTGTTGCTGAAGTTGAGGAATGGGCAAAGATGAATCCAGTCAAGACGCGGCAGAGCGTGTTTTTGGAGCAGTGGCCGGAGGCACGCATCGGAGATGATGATGGTGTGTTACAAATATATCCTTGCTTGATTTTCGCGTCGCACAGGAATGCACGAGGTAACTGCGCAACTATGGGACGCAAATGCCCCGACTGTCGCCGCGAGTTCTGGATGCAGGAGGTGGAGTGATGGAACGACTGACTGAAAAGCACTATCTTGGCACCGACCATTACATGAAGTGTTCTGGCAACTGCAATGTGGACATGGATTGCATAGATTGCCCATCGTTTGACTGTCTGGTTGAACGCCTCGCCGCCTACGAGGACACGGGGCTGACGCCGGAACGCTGTGCCGAATTTGCGCGAGCAGACGCGGAAGGACGGTACATCGTAATGCGTGATGCGGAGCAGGAGGGCGTTGCCCGCCTGCGGGAGCTGGCGGAGGCCGACAAGGACGGGCGGTTGGTGGTTCTGCCGTGCAAGGTGGGCGATAAATTATACAGAGTGTTCGACGGAAATATCTCAGAACATGAAGTCCTAAACATGAAATACTTCGCAAGGCAAGGACGGTTGGGCATTGATATGGCCCCGTTCTTCCCAGATGCGGGAAGGTTCATAGGCAAGACCGTATTCCTCACCCGCGAGGAGGCGGAGAAAGCATTGGAGGCGATGAAGAATGAGTAAGGCTGTTGTGCTGAGCATTCGCCCTAAGTGGTGCGAGAAGATCGCCAGCGGCGAAAAGACCATTGAGGTGCGAAAGACGCGTCCGAAACTGGAAACGCCGTTTAAGTGCTATATCTACTGCACGAAGGACAAGCACCTTGCATTCATGCAGAATAGATTTGGTACGAAATTGATCGCCTGCATGGACGCTGAAACGGCAATCCCTGTCGGCGGGGCTGTAGGAAATGGCAAGATCATCGGAGAGTTTACCTGCGACCGGATCTACGAGTTGGAAACCAAAGCGCGCGGCGGCAGCTACTACGTCAAGAACGAAGACCAGCCGACGACGAATTTTATCGCACGGCAGTCCTGCCTTGACCTCAAGGACATGCACGACTATCTGCACGCGCAAACGGGCTACGGCTGGCACATTACCGATCTGCGCATCTACGACGCGCCGCGGGAGTTGAGTGAGTTTACCGGCTTGCGCAATACGAAATTCGGCGCAGAACCGTATGACATCAAGCGACCGCCGCAGAGCTGGTGCTATGTGGAGGCGAAGGAATGAAGCTGACTATTATCTTCAAGGAAGAGATTGAGGAACACATGAAAAAGCAATTCGGGCATTTCACGAATCCGCGGCAGATATACGGTGTGAAGACCGTACACATGGAAGGGGGGTATCTATACTCCTTAATTTCTGACACGGTTCGCTGGCGTATGGATGACATTTCCAGATTTTACTGTGAGGAGGGCTGACAATGGCTGAATACGCAAGCTTGCGCAAAATTGAGTTTGAACTGTGTGGAGGGAATCTCCCTGAGAAATACAAGGCATTTGTCCGGCGAGTGCTCAATGACAGAAATCTTATCCCCGCCGCTGACGTTGCCCCGGTGGTGCATGGGCGGTGGATACATAGCCGATACGAGGACTGTTCTGAACAGTTTGAGCTTGTGAAGTGCTCCCAATGCAACCACGAGGCGTATGCGATGGCGTTCTATGTCCGCGGCGGCAATTATTGCCCCAACTGCGGCGCGAAGATGAACGGAGGTGACAGCAATGCGCTTAATTGATGCGGATACGGCCGCCGCCTTCGCGGAAAATTGCGGGGCAAACTTTGTGGCGAAAAGGCTGAGAGACAGCAATGCCTTTCCGGAGGTCGTGACGCGGTGCAAGGACTGCAAACATTTTAACTATAAGCGCATGGAATGTGAAAACGAAGCCATTTCGACCGACCATGAGGGCGGCGCATAATACAGCTTGAATTTTGGGCCGGACGATTTTTGCAGCTATGGCGAACCGAAGGAGGTGTAACCATGCTTGAAATATGCCCGATGACGCTAAAAGAGGCGAACGCCTATGTCGAGCAGTATCACCGCCATCATAAGCCGGTCGTAGGACACAAGTTTTCGATTGGCTGCTCTGACGGAGAGAAAATCGTGGGCGTGGCCATTGTCGGCAGGCCTGTCGCTCGTCACCTTGATGACGGGTGGACGTTGGAGGTTAACCGCCTCTGCACGGATGGGACGCGGAACGCCTGCTCTATGCTGTACGCCGCTGCGTGGCGGGCTGCTCGTGCGATGGGCTATAAGCAGCTCGTAACGTATATCTTAGAGAGCGAAAGCGGCGTGAGCCTCAAAGCGGCCGGGTGGAAATGTGTCGGTCAAGCTGGGGGGCTGCGATGGACGGGAAAACGCCGCCCAGAAGTAGACCTTTACCCTGCACAAATGAAAATTCGGTTTGAAAAGGAGGCGTTATGCTGACGATCACGATTAAAGTCAACGTCCCCGCTGCCGACGCGCAGGGCATCAAGGAGCGTATTGCCATGGACATCGAGCGATATGGCGATTGCAAGGTCGTGAGCATCGTGAGCGACCGGGGACGAGAAGAACAGCTACGAATGAAAGGAGCCAAATTATGAGCATCAACATCAAGAAGTACACCAAAGACCAGATGGCGAAGATGGTGGAGGAAGCCGCCGAAAGGCTCGAATCGCAGAAAAAAGAAAAGGCAGAGCTGGCCGAACAACTGAAATCCCAAACGACAAAAACGATTGCGCTGCGAAATGATTTGATGGCAAAGATGCATTCGAACGCCGTGCTGACTGAGAAGCTTGACCAGATGAACGGTGAGGCAATCAACAAGGCCAACGAAATCGCAAACCTGAAAGCGGACTTAGATTCAGCCAAAAACTCGGCTCAGCATTTGAACGATCAGGGGCAGCAGTATTGGAGAGCGTGGCAGGCATCGAAGCGAGAAGTTGCCGACTTGAAAAACAAACTCAATGACGCCGAGGCGGCGCTTGGGCGGGCGAATGATGATCTCGCTTTTAAGGGGACGGTCATTGATGTAATGCGTGACAAGCGCTACAACGCCGAGCAGCGCGCCAATTACGCAGAATCCCATCCGTGGAGAAACCTGTGGGCGTGGGTGAAGCGGAAGGTGGCGCGCCATGAGTAACGATCCGTTTAAATGGAGTACACCGCCGAGAGGGAGCGCACCTGCCAATAGCCCGTGCATCGAGCATGACAATGTAAGTCACCCCGCGCATTACACGGCGGGAGGGGTCGAGTGCATCGACGCCATTGCGGCCGCATTGACGTGCCAGAAAGACCCGATGCAAGCATGGCTGACGGGACAGGTGCTCAAGTACATGTGGCGCTGGCCGCTGAAAAACGGCAAGGAAGATCTGCGAAAGGCGAGATTCTATCTTGACAGGCTGATCAACAGCGCGGGAGATGATTGAGGTGATGCGATGAGCACGTTTCCTGATCGGCTGCGGAGGTTACGCGAACGCCAGCAATTAAAGCGCTGCGTTCTGTCTGAGCTGTGCGGGCTGAACCGTAACACCATCAAGCGCTATGAGATGGGGACGCAGAAACCGTCAATGGACGCGCTGATAAGCATTGCTGATTATTTCGGCGTGTCGATTGACTACCTGCTTGGCAGGTCGGACTATCCAAAAAGTTTATAAAAATATTTTGCAAAACTCACTTATAAGTGAGTCAGGGTGTTGCAATCATGAGAAAATTGAACCGCAGAGGTGTAAAAGCCTTTGCGGTTCTCTCATTTATGGCGTTTACCTCCTGCGCCATAGCGGGGCGCGGTGCTTTTCACCTTTTCACACCGCCCCCCCCGCGATTTGCCGCACGCACGATGCAGCCCACGATCAGGGCCGAGAGGTCGCACCTCTCATGCGGCACAGGACCCCGCGCACCTCTCAACGATGTGGCCCAGCGGGGACATACGCAGACGTAGCTCAGTTGGTAAAGCACCGGACTTCGTGAGCCGGTATGTCGTGGGTCCGAGCCCCACCGTCTGTGCCAGTGGCCGGGTAGCGCCCGGACAATGTGAGACCGTTGTCGTCATGGCTCACATGGAAATGACAAAGCTCGCTGAAAACTGCGCTTGTCTTGATGCGTCAAGACCGGTTTGACCTGACGGAATAGGGGCTACGACTTTTCGGAGCGTAGTTGTCGGTAGCGTGTGACAATCTAAGCGAGAAAGACGGCCAATGGAAAGAATAACGCCAAATGTGGGCGGCGTTGTGGCCCTTCGGGGCGGGTAAAGTCTGCTATGTAAGGCCAAGGGGCGGGGGCTGGTAGCAAAAATAATTTGACAACGCTTATCGGCGTATCAAAGCGGTAATAGACTGTGACGGGCGGATGAAATTAGACCGCAGCACGACAGCAATTAACGCAAGGAATGCAATCAGAAGCAAAGCAAATGTAAGCAAATGCAAGCAAACGCATAGCTCAGAGAGAGAAAAGAAAAGCCCCCTTGTTCCCCCTTTCTTCTTCTCCCCCTTGCAACCCCCGTATTATCTTACCCCCTATAATCCCCCAAAAGAAAAGAGAGAGAGCGACATTTTGCGCGCGAGAGCGACGAGGTGATGACATGGCTGCGCGTCTGACAGACCGGCAGAAAAAGAAAATACTGGCGGACTATGTGCAGACGAACAACTATTGCGCCACAGCGAAAATCAACGGAGTGTCCGCAACAACCGTTAAGAACCTTGTGCGGGCGAATGCCGACATTGTGGAAAAGTGCGAACAAAAAAAGGAAGAGAACACCGCCGATGTGATGGAATACATGAACGACCACAAAGACCTTGTGTGTTCGTTCATCGGTAAGGGGCTTGAAATGCTCAACGACCCCGAAAAGCTGGCGGCGGCAAATCTCAGCCAGATCACCACGGCAATGGGAACGCTGATCGACAAGTGGGCGATGATCGGCGGCAGTCCTGCCGACACGGTAAAGGAAGACGCGCTCAGTCAGAGCCTAAAGGAAATGGCAAAGGAGCTTGAGAGTGACACATGAATACAGAATTAATGTTTTCTAGTAAAACAGACTTATGGGAAACGCCACAAGATTTGTTTGATAAACTGAATAATGAATTTCAATTTACACTTGATGTGTGTGCAACTCCAGAAAATGCAAAATGCGACAAGTTCTATACGGAGGAACAAGACGGACTGGAACATCCGTGGAAAGGAACCGTGTGGTGCAATCCTCCATATGGGCGCGGCATCGGGCAATGGGTGAGGCGAGCGTTATTTGCATCCGTTAGCGGGGCTACCGTCGTAATGCTACTTCCTGCCAGAACAGATACAAAATGGTTCCACGATTACATATACAAAAGAAACAATGTGGAAATTCGGTTTATTAGAGGACGATTAAAATTCGGCGGAAGTAAAAATTCTGCTCCATTTCCGTCTATGGTAGTTGTATTTATGCCACATGATTAGCCCAAAGCAAGCAAAAATCCTCGCTTTCCCCTATTCCAAGTATGACGCGCTGATCTGTGACGGCGCTGTGCGTTCCGGCAAAACCTCCATCATGATGTGGGCGTTCGTCCACTGGGCGATGGAGAATTTCAGCGGTCAGCGTTTCGGCGTGTGTGGACGCACGGTGGATAGCTGCACCAAGAACATCATCGTGCCGTTTACGGCGATGAGTTTGGCAAAGGAGCGCTATATCATCCGCTGGCGGCGCGGCGACAAGGTTATGGAAGTGCGGCGCGGTGCCGTGACGAATTACTTCGAGGTGTTCGGAGGAAAGGACGAGGCCAGCTATACGCTGATCCAAGGCCGCACGCTGGCAGGCGTGTTGCTGGACGAGGTGGTGCTTATGCCGCGCTCGTTCGTGGAACAGGCATTGACCCGCTGTTCAGTAGATGGCGCAAAGCTGTGGTTTTCCTGCAACCCAGGAAGCCCGCAGCACTGGTTTTATACAGAGTGGATACAGCGGAGCAAAGAGCGGAACGCGCTGTATCTGCATTTTGAAATGACGGACAATCCCGGCTTGTCTCAAAAGACGCTGGAACGCTATCAAGCAATGTTTTCCGGCGTGTTTTATGATCGGTACATTCGCGGCATGTGGGTGGTGGCCGAGGGTCTGGTATATCCGATGTTCGCCAAAGAAGTAAACGTCACGAACGAAACGGGCGGCGCGGGAACGTATTATATTTCCTGCGACTACGGCACGCAAAATCCTACCGTCTTTTGTTTGTGGCGCATGGATAAAGGCCGCGCTGTAATGGAGAAAGAATACTATCACAGCGGGCGAGCCACCAATCGGCAGAAGACAGACGAGGAATATTATCAAGATTTGGAACGGTTTGCAGACGGATATAATGTTGAGCGAATCGTCATTGACCCCAGCGCCGCGTCATTTTCGGAGTGCATCCGTAGACATGGGAAGTTTGCTGTTTGGAAAGCAAATAACGATGTTCTTGATGGGATCCGTTTAACGGCTGCGTGTATCAAATCGGGGCGAATCAAATTTCATGAAAGCTGCACGCACGCTTTTGATGAGTTTGGGCTTTATAGCTGGGATAAGGACGCGGCAGAAGATAAAGTCATTAAAGAGAATGATCACGTCCTCGACGCTGTTAGGTATTTTGTTATGACGGTTCTGCGCCGAGAAATTGCAGTTGAAAATCCTATGTATGCAAGCAGCTCCGTAAAGTTGAGGAGATAAAAATATGGGCTTAGTGAATGGCATTGTAAATACAGTAAAACGTTTTTTCTTTCCGCAGGCGGTCGCCGAGCGGGAATTTGGCGTATCTCCCGCCGTAAGCCTTACGATGGAACAGCATATCGGTTTGTGGTATGCGATGATGGTCAATACCCCACCGTGGCAAAACTGTGATGTGAAAGCGGTAGGCCTGCCCGCTGCGATTTGCCGAGAAGTGGCAAGGCCGACGCTGGTTGAATTTACAGCAAACATCACCGGCAGCAAGCGCGCAGATTACCTGAACGAAAATTTTCAGACAGCAAAAGAAAACTTTAATCGGGCATTAGAACTCGGCCTTGCGCTTGGTGGTGTGGCGTTGAAGCCGTATATTTACGGTGACAATATGCTTGTGGATGTTACCGGCGCTGCGGGCTTTCAGCCGACAAAGTTTGACCCGTCCGGTCGCTGCATTGGCGGCGTTTTTAAGGATAAGCCGGTTAAAGTAAACGGAACGTACTATGTAAGGCTCGAATCACACGAGTTAAACGGTACGACCTATACCATCAAAAACAAGGCATATTACAGTGATTCCGCTGGATCCGTTGGCGCTGACGCGCAACTCACAACTATTCCGGAGTGGGCGGATATTGAACCGGAAGTGGCCATCGAGAATGTAGACGGACCATTGTTTGCTTATTTTAAGCCGCCTATTGCCAACACTGCAGATAGTAACAGCATGTGCGGTATGTCCATTTATGGCGATGCGGCGACGGTCGAGCTTATCAAGCAAGCGGATGAGCAGTGGGAGCGTCTGCGCTGGGAATATAAGTCGAGCGAGCGTAAGGTGTTGATGGACGGAACATCCAGCACGGCGGATATGTTCAACAAGCGCCTGTTTGAAATCGGCCCGTTCTCTCCGAATGGAGATTTTTTCCAGCACATCGAGCCGCAAATTAGGGATGATGCGATTTATCGCGGGTTTCAGAATACTCTTCGGCGTGTTGAATTTAATATTGGACTTTCTTATGGAGATATTTCCGACCCGCAAACGATTGAAAAAACCGCGACTGAGATTCGAAGCAGCAAGCAGCGCAAGTATGTGCTGGTTAGCAGTATCCAGGCGGCGCTTGCACATACATTCGATTCCCTGATTTACGCAATGGACGTGTATGCTTCGTTGTACGGGTTGGCACCTGCTGGAGATTATGAGGCCACTTACGATTGGGGTGACAGCATCCTTGACGATCAGGAGACCAAAGACAAGGAATTTTCCCGAGATTTGCAACTCACAAGCGCCGGAGTGATGAACCCGTGGGAACTTCGAGCGAAATACTTTAACGAAGATGAAGATACTGCAAAGGCGGCGCTGCCGAAGATGCAGGACATGACTGACGAACAGCAACAGGAGGTAGAGTAATGGGCGGTAGAGGTGGAGCCGGTGGCGGCATTGGTGCGTTGCGCTCTGCTGTAGAGCACAGCGAATTTTGGAAAAGTGCAAAGTCTAACGCATACTTGGGAGCAGAAAAATTACTTAAATCCCCGACATTTGTTGAGAGTGTGAAAGAAGCAATCGGCAAAGAAGCCTTTATGCGGGATTACGATATTACACAAAAACAAGTAGACACTCTGACCAATAAAATGATTAGAGGTATCGCAGAGAAAAAAGATATTACGAAGAGCAGTACCACAGAGAAAAAAGAAAGCACAGAAAATTATGCAAAGCGATATTTTAGAGAACATTATAACCCCAACAGGGAACAACGGGAAATTACATCTTCCACATATAAGCGGGCGCAAAATAATTTGCAAAGCTCTGTAAATTCGTTCTTTGGCAGAGGAATGGAAAAGAAAAGGAAGAAAAAATAATGGGTGGACGCGGCGCAAGCAGCGGCACGAGCGCAAAGGGCAAGCCTTACGGCAGCGAGTTCAAGACGATTATCAAAGAGAGCAATATCAAGTTTGTCAAGGCGGTTGACGGTGCGCAGAAAACGCCAATGGAAACACTGACAAGTGGTCGCGTGTATGTAACGCTCAACAAAAGCGACAACATCAAAGCAATTACATACTACGACACTAAGAACAAGCGCATAAAACAAATAGATCTGGACAGGCCGCATGATAAAGTTTCCCCGCATACCCACCACGGATATATACACAATGAAAACGACGGTGCAAAGGGATACGCGAATCTAACGCCAACCGAAAAGAAAATGGTTGAGCGGGTCAAAAAAATATGGTACAATCGGCATAGCAAGTAGTGGTGTAATGGCAGCACACTTTGTTTGAGGAAGTTCCGGTTTGATTCCGGGCGCTTGCTATGCCGTAAGGTACAGAAATGTATCTTGCGGCATTTTTGCTTGCTGGGGGCTGTATGATTAACTTTGAAAATCTGGACAAGTTCATATTCCCCGGCGTTGGCAAGTACGGCATTCCGCAGATCGAGCCGATAAAGGCATATCCGCAGGGAGAATTTATCCCCGTGAATTACCATTACACGGCGAAAGACACGAAAAGCAAGATCGTGCATTTCTTTGTGGATGATTATCAATTCATTCGGTATTGGAACACGCCTGACAAATACATTCCGCGACTGTCGCAGTTTGCGGCAGTGTGCGCGCCGGACTTCTCCATATACACGGATATGCCGCTGGCGATGCAGATATACAACCATTACCGCAAGCACTGGTTGGCTGCATACTGGCAAATGCACGGCATGACGGTTTATCCATCTATATCATGGAGCGACGAACGCAGTTACGATTGGTGCTTTGATGGTGATCCTGTTGGCGGTGTTGTGGCTGTCAGTTCAGTTGGAACACAGCAGAACAAAGAAAGTAAGCGCCTGTTCCTTCGTGGCTACGAAGAAATGATGAAACGGCTTTCGCCGGAATGGGTGATATTTTACGGAAAAGTTCCGGAAGAATGTGACTGGAACATTATCCGCGTGAAGCCGCACTATGATGAGATTGTGAAACGGAGGAAAGCAAATGAAATATCCGTTTCAGCCGGAAGTTCTTGATGCGCTGCCGGAAGAATTGGCAGAACTGTTTCGGGCGCTTGAAATCAAGCTGCTGGATGAAATCTGTTCCCGGCTGAAAGCTGCGGATGAGTTGAATGAGGTAACGGTGCAAGACATCCGAGCATTACGCTCCCACGGCATCGACCTAAAGGGCATCGAAAAGGCAATCCGCAAGACAACGGGCATCAGCGAAACGAAGCTTAACAAACTGTTTGACGATGTGGTAGAGCGCAACCAGAAGTATTACACCGAGTTGATCGACCTTGCGCACATCACACAGCCGGAAACGCTGGTAAGCGTAGAGGATACTTGGGCAATATACGAGCAGACGAAGCAAACAATGCGCAACATAACGCGCTCAATGGGCTTTTTAGTGGACGCTGGGCGCACAATGCTGCCCCCTGCCAAAGCGTACCAATGGGCGCTTGATAATGCGGTGATGCAGGTGCAGAGCGGCGCGATCAACTACAATCAGGCCATCAATGCGGCAGTAAAGCAGCTTGCAGACAGCGGGTTGAAGGTAGTTGACTATGAGAGCCGGCATCGAGATCAGATCGATGTGGCGGTGCGCAGAGCAGTAATGACTGGCGTAAATCAAATTTGCGCTAAATATACGGAGCAGTCGGCGCAATATCTCGAAACTCCGTATTTTGAAGTTTCCGCCCATGCTGGCGCGAGAGATAAGCCGGGGCCGTCACCGTGGTCAAGCCATAAGGACTGGCAAGGCAAGGTTTACAGTATTCGCGCAAATGACATTTACCCGAGCATCTACGATGTGTGCGGGCTTGGGGCCGTTGATGGACTTGAGGGGCCTAACTGCCGACACAGGCGTAATGTTTGGGTTGAGGGCGTAAGCGAACGCACATACACTGATGAACAGCTTGCCTATATTGATGATGGGCTTGGATGCACGTTTGACGAGAAGACCTATACCGCATACGAGGCAACGCAGATGCAGCGGCGTGTAGAGCGCCAAATCATCAAGCAGAAGAGGTTTGTAACGGCGTATAAAGCAAGCGGGCAGATGAATGAATACCACGCCGCAAAAGCAAAATTGACGCGGCTGAACTCTAAATACAAGGCGTTTAGCGAGGCGGCAAAGTTGCCGCTTCAATGGGAAAGGACGAAAGTGCTGTATGATAGATGAAAAGCTCAAATCCGCCATTGAAAAAGCCCTTGCCGCCGGGCTCCGCGTGCAGTTAAAGCAAATGAAAGACGGAAGCGTGAAAGCGCAAATTATCGAAGCAAAAGAGCTGAAAAAGTAATATTTCTCTTCCATTTTGCACGGTGATGTGGTAAAATAATTATAAATAAATAAGCACCCATAGTGCAATCGAGCACGTGGAAGTGGCACGAAGAGCCAACTTGTAAGGATATCTTACAGGTTGGCTCTTTTTTTATTTTGCAATAAGGGAGTGTGGATTGGCATGGCAGACGAAGGCGGCGTTTGGCGTACGATCGGCGGTCGCCGCGTGTTTATCAAAGACGGGCAAAGCCTGACGGATGCAATGCGCGAGAGCGGAAAGTTTGGGAGTTCTAAAAAGAAATTAACAACGACCGCAAAAAAACAAACCGTCGATGCTGAAGCAAGCGCTGAATACGGCGTCGAACACAGAGTTTGGGGGAAGGCGACCGGAACAAGCTACGAGGCATTAAAAGATGACCAGTACAAACTTACTGGCGAAAAAACCGGTGAAACGCTTCAAATCCCAAAAAATGAAAGTGGAGAATTTGAAGTGTACAAAGCCCCAAAGACAAACGGATTTCTTAATGAGAAATACGTTGCCGATGAAAATGTAAACGCAATTTTATCTGATGGCCGAATTGTCTTAAGAGACCACGACTTTAATAATGATACATATTACAAGATAAGCGGCATTATTGAAGCGGAGACACTTAGACTTGCTGGCTATCAAAAGGAAGGGCAGTTTTACCGAGGAACCGATAACCCTAAAGAGATTGAATATCTCAAGAATGGGACTATGCGCGTGTCCACCAACCACATGACGGGGGAAAAAGAAGATGGCGTATCCGTTTGGGAAAGCCCTAAGTACCCGTTCAAGTATCAATATCGAGTAACCGGTAAGGTTTCCGGAGTGGGTAGCGATGGAGAGCCTCTGCTTGATCCCGCGTCCATTAAACTTGTTAGCGCAAAGTCCTATTCTGTTAAAGACTACAATGCTGCGATGGAAAAGGGAAAGCCCTTGTTTTGTAAGGCGTACGGATGGACAGAAGAACAATACGACGCGGCAAAAAAGGGAAGCATTAAAAACAGAAAGCGACTGTAATTAAATATATCCGTTTGCCAATCGAGGCAAAAGAAGTGGCAATTTGAGCCAAACATTACGCGAAAGCGTGTTGTTTGGCTCTTTTTTGTAATACGCAGCGGGGAATGACGCTGTGGAAATAAAAGGAGAATAAAAATGGCAGACGAAATCATGACTTTTGATGAAATACTGGCTGACCCCATCTATAAGGCGGAGTTTGACAGGCGAATCACAAAGGCGCTTTCAACTGTCCAAGCCAAACTGGACGCGGAAGTAGAAAAAAACAAGAAGTACGAGGAAAAAGGAACCGGCGAAACGGTGGAGACCCTCAAGAAGCAGCTTTCAGAATTGCAGGAAAAGTACGACAAGGATACTGGCGACTATAAAGCGCAGATTTCCGACCGCGATTATGACGATGCAATGAAAAAAGCTGTTGCAGATAAGGGTATCAAGTTTTCCTCAAAAGCTGCGGAAAAGGCCTATTTTGCCGACCTCAAAGAAAAACATCTTGAGCTTAAAGATGGCTTGCTTGATGGCTTTGAAGAGTGGCATAAGGCACAGACCGAAGCCGATCCGTCCGCGTTTCAGACCGGCAAGCCCGCGCCAAGCTTTGCAAAGCCTGTCGGTACCGGAGGCGCACCCGCAAACGAAGGCAAGGGCGCAATGTTCGCAAAACAGTTTAATGCGCAGTATGCGCAGACTACAACGAAGGAGTGAATTTAACGTATGTCTTTTGTGACTAACATTTCCGGCGCAGCGCGCCCGAACTTTCTCGAAAGCGAAGTCGGCCTCGTGCTGAAGACCCGTGAAATTCCTGCGACGCTTGGCGTGCAGGATGGCATTTATAAGACCGTCGCCCCCGGCACTGTTTTCCCGTCTAACAACAGCAGTGCGGAAGGTATCGTCTTTGAAGCGGTCGACGTGACCAACGGCAATATGCCCGGTTCTGTCCTCGTGGCTGGTCGCGTCCTCTCTGACGGCCTGAATATTGCTTCGGCAGCAAAAACCGCGCTTGAGGGCAAGGGCATTGTCTTTGTTGATGCGCCCGCCGTTACTCGTGGTTATACCGTGACTTACGACAAGAATGACGGTACCGGCGATGTCCCTGTGGATTCCAACAGCTATTTTGATGGCTCTGTTGCAAAGGTGTCCACCAGCTATCCGCTGACCAAGAGCAACAACACCCAGACCGGTTGGAGCACCAGCAAGGGCGGCGCGGCGGTCTCTGAGGTCGAAATGACCGGTGACGTGACCCTGTATCCCGTCTGGACTGCAAACGGCTAAGTAAGGAGGTAAAAATCTATGGCTGATATTCTGAATCTTATTTCTGACGCTGAGCGTCTGGAATTTTCGCAGAACCTTTCTGTTGCGCGTCCTGCCTACATCGGCGACCGCATTTTCCCCGACCAGAAGACCGAGAACATCAAGGCTGAGTATCTCCGCCTTGCTGCGGGCGCGACCATTCCTGTGATGGCAACTGTCCACGCTTTCGATACTGAGGCTGAGATTGGCTCTCGCCCTGTGTTCGACAAGACCGAAGTTGAAAAGCTGCTCATCAAGCGCAAGATCAACCAGACCGAGCGCGTCCGCCTGCTGACCGAAAACGGCGTGTACGCCGATGACGCCGTTGTGCGCTATGTCTTTGACGATATGCGTCTGATGGCCGATGCGGTCAAGGTTCGCACCGAGGTCGCCAAGATGGAAGTCCTCGCCACCGGCAAGATGACCATCAAGGAAAACAACCTTAACATGACGGTCGACTACGGCGTTCCCGCCAGCAATATCGGCTACAAGCTCGATCTGAGCGCTGATGCGGATATCATCGGTCAGCTTCGCGCGATCGTCGATGATGCAGCGGACAGCGGCAACACTCTTACCGAGGTTGTGCTTTCCAACAAGATTCTGCGCAAGCTGTCGTCCAACAAGGGCATCCAGACGATGATCTACGGCAGCATTGGCGTCGGTACGTATGTTCCGACCGACCGCCTCAGTGCGCTGTTTATGTCCGTGTTCGGCTTTGGCACCATTACCACGAACGACCTGCGCTATAAGACGCAGACTTCGAGCGGTAAGGAGACCACCAAGCGCTTCTTCCCCGATGACAAGATCGCGTTCCTCTCCAACGGCACTTCCGCTTCTTTCGGCGCAGGCCTGTGGGGCGTTACTCCCGAAGAGGCTGATTACGGCCAGTACAACGAAAAGAGCGCCAACCAGTACATTACCGTTACCCAGTGGGCTACGCCTGACCCCGTTGCGGTTTGGACGAAGGCAAGCGGCCTGTTCATCCCGGTTGTTCCCAACCCGAACGGCCTGTTTATCGCGTCTGACACGAGCAAGTAAGCTGTTACCTCCTCCCCTGCCTGAACGGTTTGCCGTGACGGTGGGGGAGGGTCCAGAAAAGGAGGCTGCGCATGGCGTACGCTGATTATATCTATTATGCAACGGTTTACATGGGTGGGTCTCTGACCGAAGATATCTTTCCGGCTCTTGCAGTAAAAGCATCCGCTTATGTAGATTACGTTACGATGGGCCGAGCCAAGAATGCGTTTGGCGATGCGGCGGATGCGGTCAAAAACGCTGTGTGTGCTTTGGCTGAGATCATTCAAGACAGCAACAAACTCAATGCGGTCTCGACGGACACTGAGCGCGCCGTATCGAGCGAAACGGTAGGCGCGTGGACGCGCAGCTTTGACAGTAAAAATGTGTCTGCGACGGATGTGCAGCTTATCGAGAGTAGAAAGCGCGAAGCGGTCATGATGTATCTTGCACCGTATGGACTTCTAAAAGCGAGGGGGTATGGGCCATGTCCATGTTCCCCCACACTGTAACGATTTACAACATCGTGCAGGAGATCGACCCGACAACGCTTGATGAGGTCGAAAAGGTCTATACCACAATCCTGCGTGGCGTGATGCTGCAAGCCAGCAAAGCGGTCAACGTGCGTGAAAGCGGGCTTGAGAGCGCGGACGCGGTAAACCTATACATTCCGTTTTCCGTGAAAGCGGTGGACGGGGTAACAGGTAAACCGAAAACTTACATCGGCCCGCAATCGTTTTTCAAAGCAGCGGACAAATCTGGATTGTGGACGCTCTCATACAAGGGAAACGGTGGCATGACGTGCTTTGTAAAGGGCGAATTCGTGTCGGACAACATGACCGTCGTACTGAGCCATGACGATTGCTACAACGTGACCAAGGTTGATGCTATGAACTACGGTAGCCCCGATATGCAGCACTGGGAAGTCGGAGGTGCGTAATGGGCATCAAGTTTTCCGTGCATACCGATGGGATGGACGCTGTAAGAACTGCCGTTGCAAATGCTTGTACGCGCGCTGAGCACGTTTTAGCCGAGCAGATGGAGAAAGACACGCAGCCTTTTGTGCCGTCCTCTGGAGCTGCCGCAGGGCTTATGAACAGGACGCGTGTCATCGGAAACAGTATTGTATATCCGGGACCTTCTGCCCGATACCTCTACCGCGGAAAGCTGATGGTAGACCCTGAAACTGGCAGCTCTTGGGTGCGAAAAGGCGAACACAAGGTAGTGACAGATCGGAATTTGGTGTTCAGAACAGATGTTAATCCCCAAGCACAAGCCCATTGGTGCGAAGCATCGAAAGCACAAAATCTTGACAAGTGGTTGCGCGTGGCAGAAAAGGCGGTGAAGAAGTACGGAACAGGTTAAAAAGACGGTGTCGGCAGCGGAAGAAGATCAAGTCTCCCGAAAGTTGCTTGCATGGTTAAACACATTCCCTGACAAGCCGGTTGATTTGATTCGGTTCGAATTTCTTCCCGCCGATACTGCGGCGATGGCGCTGTCTACGATTCAGGCGGCGTACATCGTGCAAAAATATATTCTCGGCGGATATCAGGCGGAATACCAATTCAAGGTCATCTACCGCATGAAGCCGGGGAACAGTAACGACAAACGGCTCAAAGCTGACGAGCTGCTTAATGCTTTGGGTGATTGGGCGGCAAACGAAACACCGCCTGACATTGGCGACGGCCGGCGCGTCATTCGCATTGAGCCGACAACGCGATCCTCTCTTTTTGCCGTGTATGAAAACGGTGACGAGGATCATCAAATCCTTATGAAGATGAACTACGAGGTGATTAAAAATGGCTGATATGACCTTTAACACCACGGCGGGGCAGACCGTAGACCGAGAACTTCTGATTGCGTGTCTCAACACGGGCGAAACTGGAACCCCCACGTGGTCGCCCTTCGGTACGCGCGTCACAGATTCCAGCATGGAATATGACTGGCAGGAGGATTCCTCGAAGGATATTCTTGGCACGACGCGCACGACCATGAAGAAACCCATCATCACGCAGACCTTTGACCCGTCCGATCTGGACGCTGGGGATCCTGCCATCGTCAAGATTTGGAATCTCGCGGTCAAGGAGCAGAACGCGGCGGCGCTGGCGAATCAGGACGTGCTGATTGTCCACGCCTATGCAGGCACGGCAAAGACCGCAGTATTTGCGGAGCGCTATTCGTCCTGCATGGTTAAGCCCTCTTCCCTCGGCGGCGAGGGTGGCGGCTTTATCGGTATGCCTATCGACGTGACGCTTGGCGGCACGCGCACGGTCGGCACTGCCGCTATCTCTGGCAGCACGATCACGTTTACCGAGGGCGAATAAGGAGGAACATCATGCAGGAACTTAATTTTGGCGACGGCCTTGTAACTTACGCCGTAAATGGGAAGTGCGAGGTGTCGTTTAACCCTACCGACAGCAATTTTGTCGAAAAGCTCTACCTTGCCTTTGAAGACCTCGACAAAAAGCAGGAAGGGTACAAAACGCAGATTGAAAAGATGGGAGACAAAAAGCTCATCTTTGAATTTGCCCGTGAGCGCGACAAGGAGATGCGCGAGATCATCGACTCCGTTTTCGGGGCGCATATTGCAGATGATCTTTTTGGCGGCATGAATGTTTACGCACTGGCCGAGGGCGTTCCTGTGTGGTGCAATTTTATGCTTGCCGTAATGGACGAAATCGATAATACGTTCTCCCGTGAACAGAAATTCACGAATCCGAGAATCAAAAAGTATCTCGATAAAGTTCAGAAGCATTAAACGGAGGGCGGTATGGGCTACGGACTTCCTAAAAGCGTAGAGATCAACGACCAGAACTTTTCTATTCGATATGACTTTCGAGTTATTTTGACGATTTTTGAAGTTTTGGACGATGAAGAACTCAGCGACGAAGAACGAGCTTATACCGCCCTTCGTCTCTTCTTTGTTGACTTTGATTCAATTCCCGACTACAACGAAGCGATCAAACAGCTGTTTTGGTTTATCAACGGTGGGCAATACCCTGATGATAAAAAGAAAGAGCCGGAGATCATTGATTGGGCGAAAGATTTTCAGTTTATCGTTTCCCCTGTCAACCGAGTGCTTGGGAAAGAGATTCGCGAAAGCGAATACGATCCAGATACCAACACTGGCGGTACGCACTGGTTTACTTTCTTGTCTGCTTATATGGAAATTGGCGATTGCTTCTTTGCGCAAGTCATCCGCATTCGAGAACTAAAGGCGAAAGGAAAACCCTTAGACAAGTCAGACCGAGAATTTTACCGACGCAATAAAGATGTGGTCGATATCCCGAAAAAGGTCTCGAAAGAAGAAGCGGATACGCTTAGTGCATGGTTGGGGAAAAAAGAACCGGCTCACGAATGAGCCGGTTGAAATTAAAGAGAGACTTGTTTGTTTTCATTTTTCTTTAAGTACGCATAAATTTTGCTGATTTTCTTCCCGGTCTGAGGTGCAGAGGTCACGTCAAATACAATGTATTTAACTTCTGGATCAGCCTGATATGCAAAGATAAGGTACTGACGGACAATTTTCGTTTTCTTCTTCTGTGCTGACCCTCCAAGCGCCGCGCCGATTGGGCCAAGTAAAATACCGCCCGCGATTGCGCCGCCGACGCTTGAAACGTATTGGGTCTGGATATCCTGCGGTGTCATAACAGACACATCGATTAGCTTTTCTGGCGAAAGCGTAAATGTTTGTCCGCTCGCTGAAAATGAAATAGATTCTGGGGAGCACATGGCGGAGCAGATAGACCCTGCTGCAAGGTCAAGCCCGCCGACAAGTTGTAGCTTGCACTTTACTGTTTGGATTTTAATCTTTTCGTCATAAGTCTGCGGTACGGCTTTATTAACGGCCAGAATCCCTAATGGGATAGGTATTGTTAGAAGGGCAACGCCAACCCATACTGGCATAGTTTCTTGGCCTTCTGGCGTTGTAGCAACTCCTACAATTAGGATCAAAAGAAACGATGCAAAGAAGACAACAAGGAATAACAAGGTTCTTTTCAATGCTTTCATTCTATTTCCCTCCCATTAAATACGGTTCTTTTACCATATCACAGCAAAAAACTAAAAGCAAGGTGGTGATTTTATGGCAGCGGACGGTTCGGTAGTTTTCAGCGTGGATCTGGACGACAAAGACGCTCAAAAAGAACTGAATAAACTGGTTAAAAAAATCGACACGCTTAACGATAAAATTTCCCAGAAACAGCAAGACAAAATGCCGCTGGCAAAGCAGTCGGCAGAAATCGCGGCAAATCTCGATGCGGCAAAAGCGACGCTTGATTCAATGCACAGCGGCAAAGAGTTTTTTACGGCGGATTCCATCAAGGCACAGGAAAGCACTGTGAAATCTTTGCAAAAAGAGTATGACGCCGTTACAGCTAAAGTTGAGAAGATGGACGCTTCAATTCAGTCCGATACGGCAAATCTCGATAAGATGAAGACAAAAGCGGGGGAGCTTTCCGAAAAAATCTCCAGCACAAAAAACGGTGTTTTCGGGATGGGTGATGCGACTAAAAAAGCCGACGAATACATGTCCCGCTTCGTTAACCGAGTAAAGAAACTCGCTCTCAGGGCGTTTGTGTTTACTCTTATTACAAGGGCGTTATCCGTTGTTCGTGATTATGTCTGGAAAGTCATCCAAGTAAATGACGAAGCCGCAAAAGCTATTGGACGCTTAAAGGGCGCGTTGCTCACTTTGGCACAACCGCTATTAAGTGTAATTGTTCCAGCCTTTACAGCGCTTGTGAACATCCTTACAAAGGTTATCAGCGTTATTGCAAACATTGTATCGATGCTTTTTGGAACAACGGCAAAAAAATCAGAAGCGGCGGCAAAAGGACTTTATAAAGAAGCAGATGCTATCGGTAGCGTCGGTTCGGCGGCAAAAGAAGCAAAAGGGAATCTTGCAAGTTTTGATGAGATCAACACTCTGTCGAGTTCAAGTGGCGGTGGCGGCGCTGCGGCTGCGCTTGCAGATCGGCTTTCTCCCGTGTTTGAACAGTTTACGACCGACGAGTACAAAGCAAAGATCGACGAGCTTACGGCATACCTTAGCGGCGCGCTTTTAGCTCTTGGCGCAATTCTGTGTTTTTCCGGCGCAAATATCCCCCTCGGAATCGCACTTATGGCGGCGGGCGCGATTGGGCTTGTTGCACTTATTAAAGAAAACTGGAACGCAATGTCTGACCGCCTTAGAGCTGCACTGACAAATGTGCTTTCGGTGCTGGGCCTTTTTGCCCTCGCCATTGGTGCAATTTTGTGTTTATCTGGCGCAAACATCCCCCTCGGCATTGGGCTTATGCTGGCAGGCGCGGCTATGCTGGGAACGGCAGTCGCCTTGAACTGGAATGCAGTAAACGACAAAACAAAAAATACATTGTCGGCCTTAATGATGGCGCTCGGAATGACCTTGCTTGCCATCGGCGCAGTGCTTTGCTTTTCGGGAGCAAACTTACCTCTCGGTATTGGGTTAATGATTGCGGGTGCAGCATCTATTGCGGCGTCGGTCGCCATGAACTGGAACACAGCCCCCGAAAAGACAAAAGCCGCAATCAAATCTCTTATGGGTTCGATTGGCGTCTCGCTTATCGCTATCGGTGCGGTTCTGTGTTTCTCCGGCGCAAATCTTCCACTTGGCATTGGGATGATGATTGCTGGCGGCGCGGCTATTGCCGCTGCATCTGATCTGGATTGGAGTGCACTTCTTACCAAGCTTAAAGAAATGTGGCAGAACATTAAACAGTGGTGGAATACCAGCGTTTCGAAGTTTTTTACTGCTGATTACTGGAAAGCGTTAGGTCGAAGGATTATTGACGGCCTTTTGTCCGGTTTAAAATCCGCATGGGAGGCTGTAAAAACGTGGGTGGCTAATGCCGTTAGCTGGTTCGGGAAAAAATTTGTTGAAGCGCAGAATTCTATTGCAAAATCGAATTCTGGCCGAAGCGGAGGATTTGGAACCAGAAGTGGCGGCTTTGGCAGACCTTCTCGCGCTCCTTCGATTAGCCGTGTCTCCGCTCCTGCATTGGCTCGCGGTGCAGTCATCCCACCCAACAAGGAATTTCTCGCCGTACTGGGCGACCAGAAGAGCGGAACGAATATCGAAACGCCACTTGCAACGATGGTTGACGCATTTAAACAGGCTATGGCGGAATCGGGCGGCGGTGCAACTACGGTCGTTATCCAGCTCGACGGTAAGGAAATCGCACGCAGCACCGTGAAGAATATCAACAACATGACGCGCGTGGCAGGTAAGCCCGTGCTGTTGTACTAAGGAGGGGTAACATGGAAGTCCTTATTATCAACGGCACGGACTACTCCGATGCTATCGCTACAAAGGGATATGGGTGGAGCCGCAACGACCTCGACAGCGACAACACGACCCGCACAAAAGATGGGAAAATGCGCCGCGACAAGATCACCACCAAGCGGAAACTAAGCTATACAACGCGCTCTATGCCTCGCGATAAGCTGGCAAAGCTCGATGATGATCTCAATAAAACAACGTGCACGGTCAAGTATCTTGACTTGCACGGAGTTCGAACCAGCACGTTTTACTGCTCGTCGATGGAATGCACGCTCGAGGAAGCGGCGGACGACAATGAGGTGTGGGGCGGCGCGACGTTTAATTTGATCGAGGTGTGATATGGGGCAGACGACAAGTGCGCTGTGGCGCGAGCTGCTTCACAAGCCCGGCACAGAACGAGAGTACAAATTTGACGTTGCGGGCACGGAATATGGCAAAGACGCGGAAGTGTCGCACTCTGTCGAATCGCAGTTGTTTGAAGAATTCGGCATCGGTAATGCCTGCTGCGCAACATTAAAGCTGGCACTGTATGCGGGCAACGTACCGCGCACCGCGACGATCAAGCGTTATCTCAGGCTTGTTAATGGCAGTCAGGCGACAGACTGGATCCCAAAGGGCGTGTTTTTTACCAACCGCCGTTCCTGCGATGGGAATTATTGGGAACTCGAAGCATACGACGCTATGAGAAAGGCTGACGTTGTGTGGGAGCCAGAACAGTCGCTTAACTTCCCGATGACTATGCCTGACGCTGTAAATATCTTTTGCCAGTTGATGGGCGTGGAGCTGGATAGCCGCACAGTGCTCAATAGCTCATATACCATCGACTATCCCGCAAATGATTACACCATCCGCAATGAGCTATGTTTTATCGCAGCGGCGCACGGCGGGAACTGGATTATTACCGATGCAGGGAAACTGTTGCTTATTCCGTTGTTGTCCATGCCTACCGAGACGAACTATCTCATTACAGAAGCGGGCAACGCTATCACATTTGGAGGGGTGAGGATTCTTGTCTGATAAATATTACGTCGGTGGCGACATTACGAGTTTTTCCGACAACGGCAAGTATAAGCCTATCTCTCGTGTGACGCTGCTTGTGGATGATGAAAACAGCCTGACGGCAGGCGATGATACCGGAATGGAGATTGTCGCAAGTTGTCCTCACGCTACGCAGCCAATGGTAAATGCTTTGCTGCAAACCATGAAAGGCTACCAGTATCAGGCGTACGAAGCAGGCGCGGCAAACATCGATCCGGCGGCAGAGCTGGGCGACGGCGTGACGGTTGGGGGCATTTATTCGCCGCTTTCTAAACTCTCTGATGATGGGCGCGGATACGCGGGTATTTCTTCCCCCGGGGAAGCAGAGATGGAAGACGAATACCCAGCTGAGGGGTACATCAAACAAGAGTTCAATCGCAAGATTGCCGAAACACGCTCGACTATCACCAAGACCAGCGAGGCGATCATGCTCAAGGTCGAGGGCATCGACGGCAAGTATACCGAGGTCAAAACCACGCTGGACGGCCTGACGGTGACAGACGAAAGCGGCACGACCAAGATCAATGGCAGCAGCATCAAGACGGACAATCTGTACGTCGATGCGGCAAATATCAATGGTACGCTGACGGCCGACCAAATCCAGACCGGTAGCATCCGCGTCGGCGATCTCAAGGACGGGGCGAACTACGCGACGAAGACCTACGTCGACAACAACGCGGGTCTGAGCCAAAGCGAAGTTGACAGCCGAATTGATACATACATCGACGAGACCTCTATTACGGCGGAAAAACTCAGGGGACGCACAGTCGAATTGTTAGCAAGCAGCAACCAAGCCATCGGCTCTATCGAGCTTGCCTACACGACGACCGGGTACGGAATTGCCATCAACACGACGTATGGCGGAATTCAGCTCAATTCTGGAGGCAAGATTTATCTTTCTGCCTATGACGGCGCATTTGTTACGCTGAGCGACGTTGTATCTCTGGGCGGCGGGCCGCTGCTGATCGGGTCGAAGATGTACGGCTCAAGCCTCCCCAGCAATCCACAGTACGGGCAACTGTTTTTCCTCTTGCAGTGAGGTGACACATGGCACGATTTTACTGCACGCTCTCACCGGTGGATGGAGCCGGAACGAAGCTCGAAGTCTATGCCAAATTCACGGGAGGCGCAGATGATTACAGCTATAAGCGCTCTATTGACGTGCGCGTCATCGGCGTTGGAACATTTGAGTTTACGTCAGCGGAAACGGGCGGCGGCACGAGCACATTTTCCGGCTATATCACGGGGCTTTCTCCGGGCACAGAATATGAGTGGGTCTGCAACCTCTACTACTGGAATGGCGATTGGACAGTCTCCGATTACAGCGACGAGGGCACAGCCACGACGTACAGCGACAGCTCAAGCACTGCCGTATACATCAACAATCAAGCATACACCCCATACATTTACACCAACGGTTGGGGCGCATATGACGCATACGTCTATACCGGCAGTTGGAACGTATCAGGATAGGAGTGATAACAATGGACAAGAACAAACTGCGGGAGCAGATCAACAGTGCATATGCCATGATTACCGGCATCTATGTTAAGGGCAGCGAGGCTAAGCGTATGGCAATGGCGATGCAGAACCTCGAAAATGCCTTTGCCGAGTTGGACAAGCCGGACGAGCCGCCCGCCAAAGAGGGCAAGACGAATCCCGAGAAGGAAAGCGAGGTAACTGATGGCTGATAAAGCAATTTCCGACCTCACGCAAGCGACACAGATCACGGGCGAAGACCTTTTTGTGCTTGAGCAGAACGGCGAGGCAAAGAAGCTGAAAGGCTCGCAGGTCGTGCAGTATGCCAAGGATTCTGTTAAGGAGTATGCTGACAGTGCCAAGGCATCGGCTGATGCGGCGGCAAAGGACGCAACCAGAGCGGAGACCGCTGCGCAGGGCATCGACGACAAGGTTGCTGCAGCTGACGCTTCCGCAAAGGCGGCGGCATCTTCTGCGGCTGCGGCTGCTGCATCTGCGACCGGCGTTGACGAAAAGGCGCAGGCCGCGCAGACGGCGGCAACCAATGCGGCAAAGTCTGAGACGGCGGCAAAGGACGCGCAAATTGCTGCGGCCAACGCGCAGAAAGCGGCGGAGAGTGCGCAGACCGGCGCACAGACCGCTAAGACGGCGGCGGAATCGGCACAGGAAGCCGCTGAGAGCGCAAAGGACGCGGCGGCGGGTAGTTCGACCGCTGCGGGGAAGAAAGCGGCACAGGCCGCTCAGAGCGCCGAGGACGCAACATCTGCCAAGTCTGCGGCGGAAACGGCGAAGACCGATGCACAGGCGGCACGCGACGCCATCGTCAACATGATCGTCGAGGCGGTGACGCTTGAGACAGGCAAGCCCGCCACGGTGAGCAAGTCCCTCGTGGACAATGTTTACAAGCTGGTCTTTGGCTTGCCGCGCGGCGAGACTGGCGCTCCCGGCCCGAAGGGTGCACCCGGCAACGGCATTTCCGGCATCGCGCTCAAGAGTGGCACACACGCCCCCGGCACGAGCGACGTCTACACCATCACTTTGACGGACGGCACAACGTTTGACTTCGAAGTCTATAACGGTGCGAACGGTCAAGGCGCTGGCGATATGCTTGCAAGCGTGTACGACCCGCAGGGCAAGCGGACGGACATCTACAAATACGTCGATGATGCGTTTTCTAACGTTCCCGCTGCCAATGTAAAGTTTTCTGACGGCACAACGTTTCAGCAGAAGTTGGACAGTGGTGCGCTTAAAGGGGATCCGGGGAAAGACGGTGCCCCCGGTGCAAAGGGCGACCCCGGCGAGAAGGGCGCGGACGGCGCTCCCGGCAAGGACGGAGCCAAGGGAGACAAGGGAGACACCGGCGATCAGGGGCCGCAGGGCTTGCAGGGGCCGAAGGGCGACACCGGTCTGCAAGGTCCGATTGGCCCACAGGGGCCGAAGGGCGACAAAGGCGACACCGGCCCGGCAGGCCCCGTCAATATCCCATCCACCACCTCTCTCATCAAGGGCAATGGCTCGGGCGGGCTGGTGGCGGCGACGCGCGGCAGCGACTACATCGCAAGCGGCAACATCGTCAAGCAGACGCTCGTGGCATCAGAGAGCACGCCCACCGAGAACTACGCGATCAACTGGGTGTACGGCTAAGGAGGGGCGGAGATGGCAAACTCGCTTTTAAGTACTAAAGTCGCGGGTAGCATTATCAAAATCAAGGAGAGTGGAAGCCCTGTTGAGTTTATCGTGTGTAAGCACGACTATGAAAGTGAACTAAATGGGAGTGGTCGCACACTGGTGGTCCGCAAGGACTGCTATGACAACCGCCAGTGGCACAGCTCCAATGTCAACGCATACGCTACCAGCGACATTGATGCCTGGTTCAACAGCACCTACAAAAACCTACTTGATGCAGACATCCGTGGGGCCATCGGCACCACGAAATTCAAGTACACCCCCGGCAACGGCAACAACATCGTTAGCACACTGGAACGTGCTATTTTCTCGTTGTCTGCCACTGAGCTGAACAAATCGGAAAGCTGGTTTAATGTGGAGGGCACGGCGCTGGAAATCGCCAGCTCTCTCAAGATTGCCTACATGAACGGCTCCGCCGTTGTTCAGTGGACCCGCTCCCCGTTCAGGAATAGCAGAGACTACGCCTGCCACTTGAACTCCGATGGAACTGTCGACGCAAACTACTGCGCCAGCTCCTACGGCTCCCGCCCCGCTTTCACTCTTCCCTCTGACGCCCTCGTCGACGACAGTGGCAACGTGGTCATCCCCAACCTCACCGCGCACAAGACGCTCATAAATGGCACGACCTACACCGTCAAGAGTGGCAAGTGCATGGTGGGCGGCACGGTGTACAACATCCTCAAGGGTAGGACGCTTATCGGCGGGACGGGGTATGATATCACGTTCGGGCCGTCTTACGACCCTGTGTTTGCCAACAACACATGGGAGCAGATCATCGCGGCATGCCACAATAACGAAGTGCCGGACACGTGGAAGGTAGCCGACCAGAAGCCTATGACCATCAACGGCGTGGACTACCAGATCGACATCATCGGCAAGAACCACGACGACTATTCGGATGGCTCGGGCAAGGCACCGCTGACGTTCCAGATGCACGACTGCTACGGCACAAAATATACGATGAACAGATTCGGCGGCACCGACGGCGGCTGGGCGGACTGCGCCATGCGGCGAACGCATTTACTGGCTATTCTTGCTCTGATGCCAGCAGCAGTACAGAGCGGAATCCGCGAGGTAAACAAGCTGACATCGGAGGGCAACGGGAGCGCCGCCATCAACACCACGGCGGACAAGCTGTTCCTGCTGAGCGAGATCGAGATTTTCGACCACGTCATCTATTCAAAGAGCGGCGAGGGCACGGGGTACGACTACTACAAGGCAGGCAACAGCAAGGTGAAGAACCTAAATGGCAGCGCGGACTACTGGTGGGACCGCTCTCCGGATAGCGGCTACATCGCGAATTTCTGTGTTGTCGCAGACAGAGGCGGTGGTACCTCCAGCAACTCGTCCATTAAGAATGGCGTGGCCTTCGCCTTCTGCTTTTAATTAAGAGATGAGCAAAACAGGCAGAAGGAGCAGCCCGCAAACAGGCAAATGGGAAACAAAAGAGTTTAGGGGCATCTCAAGGGCGCAAAAGCCATAGCGCGGTAAACCCCGCACCTGAAAAAGGTATGGAAAAGGCAGATCAGGCGGAACGCCGAAGCTGTTTGGCAGAACGGTAGGAGTGAGAGCCGTGCAGAACGGCGGCCAGCGCAACTGCCAGGGCAGAGATATGAGCCAGCGTGTTGAGGTTCGCCGCGCTTGCGCCGCTGCGCACCCACAGCCGTTCCTGACCTGTGGATTTGAAGCGGGAATTGTATCTTTCGCACTCTGTACGCAGGGCGTAAGTCCGTTTAAAATAGAGACAGCTGCGGCCAATGGAAAGCCTGTAGTCATCGGGAACGGTCCTGTATTTCGTGCAGCCCCGGTTTTTCTTCCCATTGTTCCAGTTTTTGTGGTTGCAGGGGCAAACACCAGTCTTAGACTGGCGGAAGGGGCAGCAGTATTTCTGGCGGGTACGCCCATTGTCGGTGGTTTTGCCGTCCTTGTGCATAGCCAGCCCGGCCGCACAGATTGGATTACCGACAGAAATCGCTTCAGAGGCTTTTGTGCCGCGTGGATTGAGGGGAATAAATGCCTCGCCCTCATAGACCGATTTCACGGTGTTGTAGATGATTTTCGCATCGTAGCCCTTGTCGGCAAGGAAGGCGCATTCCTTCAAAGAAATCGTCTGATCCGCGGCCGCGAGGATCTCAGCGGCGACGGCGGAATCGGCGATATTGCCCGGCGTGGTCAGCTCGTAGAGCGGCAGGCCGGAGATGCAGTCCACCAGCACATGGCTCTTGTACCCCCAGTAGAACTCATACCGCCGCTCATTGTGCTGGTTGGAGGCCGAGTGGACGCCGAGGGCGCAGTCTGGGTCGCTTTTTGGGTGGTTTTCCTTGGAGAACTTGTTTTTTGCAAAGGATTTCGGGTTGTTCTGCTTCGTGTTTGCCATGACGGGTGTGGAGTCCAGACCAATAAATGAGGCGTCCACGATCCCCATCTCATAGAGTTTCTTCACCTGTGCCGCCATGATTTCTTTCAATGCAGCGTTATCCATTTTTTTGAGGAAACGGTCATACGTCCAGTAGGACGGCAGCGGCTCCATGATATTGAACCCGCAGTAGTGGGCAATGAGCCGGTTGTTGTCCAGATAATCCACCAAATCTGTGATTTGTGAGAAGCCCTCGCATTTCATAACGATAAAAGCGCAGACCATGGCTTCTTTGGGGAAGCCCCGCCGCCCGGTTGCCGCCCTGGGCAGCGTGAAGTCCAGACTACTGAAAAGCTTGTCGTAGAACATGGCGGCACTTTGGGATGTGAACAGCGTCACATCCTGAATGATTTCCTGTCGGTAGATAGCGGCCAGCCCCTTTCCGGTTGGTTTTCTGCAAATTAATTTTACCAGAATGGGGCTCCGCTTTCTATATCATATGAGTGATTTTCGGCTTCAGCCATGTCCGGGAACCATTGCAATTACTACTCTTTTGGAGTTTTGCTCATGGCTGTTTAATTACAAAAGGAGTGATAACACATGAGTATCTACATCAAAGTTAACAACACCGAATATTCCGCAGCGGTCAACGGCGTAAACAACGACCCCGCGTGGAACGGGCGCGACACCAAAACCGTCACGCTCACCATGCCCTACGCGCAGGTCGCGGCACTGCTGCCCGACAATACGCCGTGGAGCATCGTGCAGCGCGACATGGTGGACGTGCTGGACGAGCAGGGCCAGCCCACGGGCGAGACCAAAGAGGTCGTCAACGAGTACGACAACAGTGCCTATAGCCTTGCTGGTGACATCACTGACCACCGCGACGGCACCGTATCTATCAAGATGGGCAAGCCTACGGAGACGGAGAACGCCAAAGCGACCGTTACCGCCCTTGCGGGCGCGCCGGTCACATACGCCCGTGCGGTGGAGCTGCGGCCCATCATCGAGCAGGCAACGGTCAGCTTGAGCGACGGCGAGGCGGCGACTGTGCCCGAGCTCATCACGGCATGGGCGTATCCTGTTGCTTACGCGGAGGGCGACCGCAGGAGCTACGGCGGCAAGGTGTACAAGTGCCGGCAGGCGCACACCTCGCAGACCGACCGGACGCCGGACAAGACACCCGCGCTGTGGGCGGTCATCGACGCCGAGCACGCGGGCACGCAGGCAGACCCCATCCCGGCGAGCCGCGGCATGGAATACGAATACGGCAAGTACTACCTCGACAGCGAGGACGGCAAAACGTACAAGTGTGAGCGTACCGGCGAGGCTGCGGGCGGGAAGATCGTCTTGCAGTATTTGCCGCATGAGCTGGTAGGGAACTATTTCACCGCGGTCTAAGTCCACAGAAAGGGAGCGGGATATGGATAACTCAAAGCACTACGATGACGCAGAGATCGCGCTGATCGAAAGCCGATGCAAGAGCAATACGCACCGAATTAACGAGCTGCAAGAGCACCAAACGGCGCTTGACAGGCTGGCGACTTCGGTCGAAGTGTTGGCGACCAAGCAGGAGACCGTTGAGGGAGACGTCAAAGAGATCAAAGAGGACGTGAAAGCCATCACGGGCAAGGCGGGGAAGCGCTGGGACGGGCTGGTCGACAAAATCCTTGCAGCGCTGGCGGGCGCGTTCATCGCGTGGCTGCTGTCGGGGGTGGCCCTATGAAGAAGCTGAGAAAGCGGGACAAGTACGTCATCGCAGCAGTGCTCAACCTCTGCTGGTACTGCATTGCGGTGCTCGTATTGACCGCGCATGACAAGGTAGTGCCGGACAGCCTGACGGTCGCATGGTTCGCGGCGTGGACGGCGGAGCTGGCACTTTTGGCGGGAATCAAAATCAAGGGAAAGGACGAATGAACCATGAATGAAAAAATCCTCAAGCGTATCGCAAACCTCATGAGCGTCAAGAGCATCGTGACGCTGGTGCTGACGGGAGTATTTGCGTACATGGCCGTCACGGGCAACATCTCGCAAGACTTCATGACGATCTACGCGGTCATCATTGCGTTCTACTTCGGCACGCAGTCGCAGAAGGCACAGGACGTGATTGACGGCAAGGGTGACGAAAATGTATCACAGTAGGGACATTGCCGACCTGCGGGCGGACGTGCGGCGAAACTGCGTCATCTTTCTCGACCTCTGCAAGGAGGCGGGTCTTCCGGTTCTGGTGACGGAAACGGTGCGAGACGACGAGTATCAGCGCTATCTTGCACGCACGGGATACGCGGCAAAGACTGCGACGCGCCCGACGTTCCACGGCGTTAAGGCTGGCTTGGCGTTTGACATCTGCAAAAATGTCAAGGGGCATGAGTACGACGATCCGTCGTTCTTCGCCCGCTGCGGGCAGATCGGCAAGCAGGTCGGCTTTTCGTGGGGGGGCGACTGGAAGAAATTCCCCGACAAGCCGCATTTCCAGTGGGACGGCCATATGCGATACACAGGGAGCATGATTTTGGCGGGCAAGTATCCGCCGGAAATGGAGGAGTACATGGATCAGGCAACATTTAACAAGATGATGGACGCTTACCTTGCGCAGCTGCGCACGAAGCCTGTGGCAACTTGGGCAAAGGCGGACTGGGACAAGGCTGCGGCGGCGGGCATCACGGACGGCAGCGCCCCGCAGGGGCTTATCACGCGTCAGGAAGCCGTGGCGATGATTCAGAGAGCGACAAAATAACGGTGCCCGATTTGGGCACAGGAAGGAGCGGGCGGCGAAAGCCCACGCGCAAGCGCCTCTGCAAGCCATACACGGGCATGGACAGTCAGCACAAGCGTATCCGGGCGGAATTGTCCGCGATGGCCCCCAAGCGGGCCGTGGCATATATCTTATCGTTTGAGCTGCCAGCGGACGAGGCGGCGTGCCTTATCGAGTGCGACGTGCGAGGGCGTTCTCTCGTGCAGGTTGCCGCGCAGCTCCACATGAGCGTGGACGGCCTCGCCAAGCTGCGCCGCCGGGCTTACCGCAAGCTTGCCGACGGGCAGAAAGAGAGCACCGACTAATCAGTCGGTGCTCTCTTTTTTGACTTCGCTTTGCTTTGATTTCGTCCCGCTCCGGCGCTTGGCGTCCGCGCGATGCTGGACCTCTTTTCGGTGGGCTGCGGCGCACTCAGGGGAGCAGGTAACGGTGGGGGTGCCGGGGACTATCTCCCGGCCACAGACGACACAGACCTTAACGCCGCTGCGGGATTTTTCGTGGCGTTTTATGTAGTAATCGTGTACGGCGTTCCAGCTTTTTGACTGCGCGCGGTCGATTTCACGGACGGCATCCGGGGCGCATTTTGGACAATACTTTTGCAATCCAGATTGGACGACATACTCTCCACCGCAGATCACGCAGTTATCAATATCTCCCAGATGCCGGGAAAACCCGGTGGCCCGGTACTTTTGTTTCCTGACCTTCTCCCGCTCTGCCCGGCAGGTTGGGCAGTAACTGGCTCTGGGACCTCCGAGGAAGTTGATCCCGCAGGTGTGGCAGGTTCGCGTGCGCAGGGTGGTCGACCGGGATGCGGCAAGGCAGTCCTCGCACTTCGCCTGCTCTGTGCGATCGGTGGAAAAAATCTTGCCGCAGGTGATACATTTTTTAGTCCGCATACACAGTCTCCTTTGCCGCGTTATAACAAAAATTTTGCATCTACGCCCAGCGCGTCGGCGATGGCAAGCAGGTTTTTGGCGGTCAGGTTGCCCGCCTCCGCCTCCCCCAGCTCCACGCGCTGGATCTGGCGGATATTGACGCCGGACTTCTTGGCAAGCTCGGACTGAGTCATGTCTGCCATGCGGCGGGACCACTCAAGCTTAGTGATGGGGCGGTTGTGGCAGTCCCGCCCGTAGTTGACCAGAGAACAGGCGGTGCAGTCGCCGTCCGCCCGCTGGCAGTCGCTGTACTTTCTCCGCATCTTATCTCCTCCTCTTAGCAAATGACCTTTACGACCTCGGCGTCACGGATGATGAGCTCGCCGTCGTCCTCGCCGTACTCGGCCTCGTTGCCGCAAATGATCGCGACGTGATTGCCAAAATAATTGTTGGCGCCCAGGCGGTCAAGGCTACAGACGCAGATGCCGTCAAGCTCGACGCCGGTATCGTCGCCGTTGTCCCAGACGTGGGAGAGGTGCTCGATCGTGCCAAGTTCAAACTCCTGCTCCTGGACGCGCACGCCAACGAATTCGCAGTCCCAGCTGAGGTCCATCTCTTCGGCAATCTTCTTGATAGTATTGATCATTTCGGCGTTCATCATCATTTTTGTATCCTCCCGGGGTGTTGCCCTCTCTTGTTTACATGCTTATTATACGCTAATATTAGCGTATTGTCAAGAAAAAATCACAGAGTTTTGAAGAAATTTTTGAGGGCAAAACGCGGGCATTTTGCGGGCAATTTCCCGCGGCAAAATCGCGGTATGATTGAGGCAACAAAAGGAGGTGCGCAAAATGTACGAACGACTTTTAGCTTGTGGCTTTACCGAACAAATGGCGATGGACATCTTGACGCTGTTTCCCGATCCTGACGAGCTGCGCACTTACGTCTATTTTGCGGAACTTTTCCATGTATAGCTATTTTAACCCAAATCCAAACGGGCGCAACGTCAGCGACTGCACCGTGCGCGCGATCTGCAAGGCAACAGGGAAGGACTGGGGCGAAGTTTATTTGTCTCTGTGCATACAAGGATACCTTGATGGCGATTTGCCAAATGCAAACGCCTGTTGGGGCGCGTATCTGCGGTCTTTGGGCTACCGGAAATACATCATGCCGGACACCTGCCCCGACTGCTACACGGTCGGTAAGTTTGCCGACGAGCACCCGCGCGGGACGTATATCCTCGCCCTCTCCGGCCATGTAGTGTGCGTTCAGGGCGGGACGATCTATGACAGTTGGAACAGCGAGAACGAAATCCCGCTTTATTACTGGGTCAAAGAAACGGAGGAATGAACATGGCATATCCCTATTTCAACCCCTATTACCCGCAGCCAATGCCGGACAACCTTATGCAGATGCGGCAGATGCAGCAGCCACAGATGCAGCCCATGCAGCAGCCTATGTCGCAGCCAGTGCAACAGAACCTCATTGCACAGGGCGGCGTGCAGTGGGTAAGCGGCGAGCAGGAGGCGAGAGGGTATCTTATCGCGCCCAACTCCGCTGTGGCGCTGTGGGATTCTACCGCGCCGACTGTGTATCTCAAGCAGGCGGATGCAAGCGGAAAGCCAACGCTCAAGATTTATGACCTCGTAGAGCGCGCAGAAACGCCCCGTACAGCACCGCAGGAAAAGGGCGTGGAATTTGTCACCCGCAAGGAGTTTGACGAGCTGGCGGCGCTTGTGGGCGAATTAAAGGGCAAGAAGAAGCGCAAGGAGGACGATGACGATGAATAATCCCTTTTTCGGAGCGCTCGGCGGCGGCAACGGCTTTATGCAGATGTTGCAACAGTTCCAGCAATTCAAGGCAAATTTTCACGGTGACCCAAAAGCGGAGGTCGAAAAGCTTTTGCAGAGCGGTAAGCTCAACCAGCAGCAGTTGAATCAGCTACAGCAGATGGCAAAGCAGTTTCAAAGTCTGATGCAATAAATCAACTACACAGTTGGTTTGTTGCACTAAGAATCAACCAAACGGTTGAACAATAAACAAGATTTAAGCAAAGTATTTGCTCAACTTTTTGCAAAATCAACATCGTGGCCACGATTTGATGAATAAAAATTTTTCAAAGGAGTGATACTATGTCTCTTTCTGACGGCGGCGTTCAGGCCACTATGCCTGTTGCGCCAACCGGCATGATGAACAGCGGCTTTGGCGGCGATGGCGCGTGGTGGATCATCATTCTTTTCCTGTTTGTGTTCTGCGGCTGGGGCGGCAACGGCTGGGGGAACAACGGCAATTCCGGCGGCGTGGTCGACGGCTATGTGCTGACCTCTGATTTTGCCAATGTCGAGCGCAAGATCGACAGCGTAAATCAGGGCCTTTGCGACGGATTTTACCAGCAGGCGCAGCTTGTCAACGGCACCAATATGGCGATGGCAAACGGCTTTGCACAGGCCGAGCTTTCCCGCAGCAACCAGCAGGCGGCACTGATGCAGCAGCTCAACGCCATGCAGATGCAGGCCGCTAATTGTTGCTGCGAAAACCGCGCGGCTATCGCGCAGGTGCGCTACGACATGGCGACGCAGGCGTGCGACACGCGTAACACCGTGCAGAACTCCACACGCGACATCATTGACGCGATGAACAGCGGGTTCCGCGGCATCGACCAGCGTCTAACCGCGCAGGAGATCGCTGCGAAGGACGCGAAGATTGCTGAACAGAACCAGCGTCTTTTTGCTGCTGACCTCGCGGCCTCTCAGGCTGCTCAGACGCTTGATATGCGCAACTATGTTAGCGCACAGTTCGCGTATTACAACCCGCGCCCCGTTCCTTCTTTTGAGGTTCCTGCACCTTATCAGTACGGTGGTTGCGGCTGCGGCTGCAATCAGGGTTGCGGCTGCTGACAACTGCATAGCATAGCTTTTCCCCCACACGGGGGAAATGGTCGGCCCCGTGCCGATACTACGACAACGCGGCGGGGCAATAGCTCCGCCGCTGTATTTTAACCGGGTCGAAATCGACCCCTTTAGAAAGGACTGATTATTTTGGCAGAGTACACAAACGCGAATATTGTGAGCGTAGCCGCAGGCCAGAACGTTCCCCTGACCGAAACGGCGGTCAATAGCAAGCCTTGTATCGTGCATCGTCAGGGTGCGGGCATTGTCACGCTGCGCGGCCTCACCAATCAAAACCGCGCTCTGTTTAGGGTCTCCTTTGGCGGCAACATCGCTATTCCCACCGGAGGCACGGTTGAGGCCATCACGGCGGCGCTTGCCATTAACGGAGAGCCGCTGACCAGTGCAACGGCGACCGTCACGCCCGCGGCGGTAGGGAACTACTTTAACATTTATGTTTCCGCACAGGTCTGCGTTCCGAAAGGCTGCTGCCTGACGGTCGCAATGGAAAACACCAGCACTCAGGCCGTCAACTTCGCCAACTCGAATCTGACGGTTGAGAGAATCGCGTGAAAGGAGAATGGACATGAGCAAGAAAGCAATGTATGATCTGCGCAATATGCTGTGCAACGAACTCGACGAGCTGGCACGTAAGGGCGAGCTTGGCGCGGGCGATCTCGAAATTGCGCACAAGCTGACGGACACCATCAAGAACATCGATAAGATTGAGATGTTGGAGGACGACGGCTATTCCCGCGATGAAGACCATTCTCGCCGCTATTCCCGCGACGGAGACTGGCAGTCTGGTATGCGCGGCGCTTATGACCGTGATATGTCCAATGCGAGACGCGGCACGCATTATGTGCGCGGCCACTATTCCCGTGATGGTGGTATCGACAACATGAAACGCCAGTTGCAGGAAATGCTGGACAACGCCGACGACGAAAGCATCCGCAGAGCCATCCAGCGCTGCATGGACACGATTGAGGGCTAAAGTGGGTGCGCCCCTATGGTCGACGAGAATGAGGTCAATCGCTGGATAGCTCGCCTTGAAACAGAGGAATCGAGTTGGACAAACTATGAGCGCCTTGCCGTGCTGTATGCCATCCGTGACCAGCAAAGCAGCAGCAGGGAGAGGGCTTTGCCAATGGCATACTCCGCAGCACCCGCGCCGGTTAGCGTCGAAACATACGGCGACAGCGACTTCCTGCGCGCAGTGGCAGATATTCCGCCGGACAAGGCGTGGGAGATCATGGACGAGCTGATGGACAGTTTGAAAATTGTGAACGAGCGCGTCTATAATAGCGTCATGCGTAAGCTCGAAAAATGAGAACACCCCCGTCGTAAGGCGGGGGATTCTTTTGGGCATAATTTACCTTTGGGAACACGAAGGTCAAATATGCCTAACGTGGCGTTACAAAAAACGCGCCGTCGTCAT